AAGTTCTTTAGCTAACTCCTTTAACCTGTTCTCCGCGCTTACTTTTTCATCCGATAAAACAGCTTTGAGCATTTTCTCCTTCGCGGAGAGTTTTTTTGTTTTGCCCTTCACCACAGTCTTAGTATATTCATGAAGATTTATTTTAAACGAATTGGTACTCTCCTTCTCGGACGTACCGGTCAAGTCCGTCACCTCAACCTTTCTCACTTGTTTATGTTTGCCCACAAGCAAGTCTTCTAACGAGGTACTAAATATAGTATTTCTGGCAATATCTTTGACATCATTTATTACATCATTTTTATTGTCGAGTACATTTTTTGCTCTGTCGACCGTATCACCTATATCATATAGGTTCACGTCGCCAACTTTTTTAATTAAGTCTAGGAATGCCATAATTGTATTTTGTTGTTAAGTATAAATATTTATATGTCATACAATAAAACTCATAGAGGGATTTATACTCCGAAGAATCCTTCAAAGTGGGTGTTGACAGAAGCCAGTCATTTCAAAGGTACAATTAAATATTTGTCTGGTTGGGAACGGAAATTTATGGTCTGGGCTGATATGAACCCTAAAGTAGTTCTTGTCAGTTCAGAACCTTTTCCGATAAAGTATCATTCCCCCGTAGATAATAAGATGCATAAGTATTTTATTGATTTTTATGTGGAAGTTAAACAACTTGATGGTAGCATTAGGAAGTTGGCGATAGAAATAAAGCCGAAGGTACAATGCTTACCACCAAAGAAGACTAGAAATAAAATTAGATATGTTAAAGAAATGAAAACATATGTAACGAATCAGGCTAAGTGGGCGGCTGCTCGAACATTTAGTATAAAACAAGGTTGGGATTTCGTTATCCTGACAGAACACGAATTGGGAATATCTAAATGAGTTCAGTTAATAAATTTATCGCGTCATTTGCATCAAACACCGGGATAGCATTAGGTAAATCTAATCGGTTTATGATTTCGGGGATCGATAACGTTAGTGTACCGGGTGGCGACCTCTCCATGCTTATTCGTGATGTGACACTGCCGGGTAAGTCTATATCAACTCATGTTTATCGTAATATCGGTACCCCATATAAATTGCCATACGATATCACATACCCCGAAGTCACACTATCATTCTATGATACGGAAACACACGATGTTCGTGCGTTCTATTCGCGTTGGCTCAGCCAAGTATATCAAGATAGTGGGGACATCCTCGGTTATGGTTATTACGATTCATATACACATGATATGGAAATACATCAACTATCTTCAGAAGTAGAGGACACCACCACGTTTAGTCTCAAGTTAATACGTTCGTATCCAATAGCAATATCAGACATGACGTTTAGTCAAGATTCAAGTAATGCGATAAACAAAATTGACATCACTATGGTGTACGAACGATGGGAAGAAAAACTCTACAATAAAACAACAACTGTTAGCCTCGAAAAAATTCCAAATAATATATTAGGTAACGCGCTGGATAAAATAATTGATACTGTTCCGTTTGGCGAAAATATCGTGAAAGGAACAAAATCTTTAACTGACGTAATAAATAGTGACATAACCACATTATTTAAACGTTAATTAGGATATATTATATGCCATTGCCTACACCAAAAATTCCAGTCTATACAACGACACTACCAATATCAAAGAAGGTAGTAAAGTATCGACCGTTCCTTGTCAAAGAAGAGAAGATTATTCTTCTCGCCATGACGGCAGAAGACCCAAGTGAATTGATTGAAGCGATGAAGCAAATTGTATCTTTATGTACTGAAGGTACTGTACGCCCAGAAAAAATATCATTAACTGACTTAAATTACTTAATGATTAAGATTAGGGCATGCTCAAAAGGCGAGATAATTGAACTTGTGTTGAAGTGTAAAAATAGTGTACCACAAGAAGACAATGAAGGCGGAACTAGACCATGTGGTTATTCCAATGAAGTGTCTGTCAATTTAAACGATGCGGTCGTATCAAGTAATATTCCAGAGAAAAAAATAGAAATCAATGATACAATGGGTGTTATAATGAAACCCATTACTTTATCAGTACTTGATGGTATCGATGTTGATGATAGTCCAACACAATCATTAATTAGAAGTATCATCAACTCCATCGACACAATATATGACGGTGAGGAAATTTTCTCATCAGAAGATTATACAACCGAAGAGATTGTCACATTTGTGGATAGTTTAACACAAGATCAATTGCGTAAAATGGTCGACTATGTAGAGAATCAACCAAACGTAAAAATAGACATCGATTATAAGTGTGGTTCTTGTGGTGTCGAACGGAAAATAGAGGTTGACAATATACAAGATTTTTTAGACTAAACTTTTGTGATGAATCTATTAGTGGATTTTATGAACTCAATTTTAATATAATGAATAACCTTAACATAACATTATATGATATTGAACACATGATGCCATTCGAACGTGATATATACTCCAGTCTATTAATCAAACACCTTAAAGAGAAGCAAAATGATAGAAGATATTGAAGATAGTAAGACAGCATTCAAAGAGAATGTCACAAAGAATGATGTAACAAAAATGCACATAGAAAGTATTTCTAAAAGCATCGACAATTTGCGTAATAATGGTGACGAGCAATTACAAGCAAGTTTCAAGTTCTATGATTCTACTATGGGGTCATTAAATGCAACTAAGGCTGCTGATGAACTAAAAGATGATGACGATTTAACTAAGTTAGCGCTAGGAGATCTTGCTATCATAGAAAAGGTGTCTGAATTAAGTAAGGCTATGATGAATCCCAACCTTTCACTTGAGGACCAAAAGAATAATGCCGCCACATTAAGTCATCTTGAGTTGATGTCTAAAGGTATGAATCAAGGTAGTATTGCAAGTAACCAAATCAATGACACTTTGTCTCTCATGAGGAAGGAATCAAATAAAGGCACAAGCGCATTAAAAGACACTCAAAAAATTGTGGGCGACAAGATGATGTCTGGGCTTGGGTTTTTAACTGCCGGACTGTTAAATAACCCTCTACTCTCCGGTGTATTTGATACCGCCAAACAATTATGGGATGCGAAAAAAGTACGTGAGCAAGCCGCGAGAGATGCGGAATTAACACAATACACTGAAGATGCTGGTGTATTTGCCAAACAGAATGCCGAATCGTCTGTTCAAATATTCAAAATGGCGGAAAATGCCAATAAACTATCAAAAGAACAAACAGATGAAATTGTTGCCGAGATAAGACTGGGTAATGAGGAATCGAAGAATAGTGCTGATAGCATTGCGTCAATATCAGGTAACACATCTTCTTCAGATAGAGACGATATATTAGATGATGAGCTTGCCCGCGAAGCGTCCCGTGAAGATGATGATGATGGAGGTGACGCCAAAGACACAGCAAAAAAAGATGACAAGAAAATGTCATTGTTTGACAAAATTAAAGACATTGCCATAAAATTTTTAACGAAAGCTATTCTAGTGGTGTTGGCTGTTGGAGTGAATATGTTGGGTGGTTGGGAAAACATAAAGAAGACGATAATGCAAACTTGGACAGACATCAAAACATTCTTTACGGAGAACAGTATTGCGGATATATTTAAAAAGGGCTTAGATGCTTACATAGGTATGCTTAAAGACGTTTTTGGTGTGGTGTTTGATTTAATAGAAAATTTACCCTTCATGAAAGGCCGTATGGCAGGGCTGCGTAAAACGTTTGGTATGGGGCCAGGAGCACAAGAAAAGGAAGAACAGGCGAAAAGTGCGGAGAAGATGTTTGAAAAGGCTTTGTCCCAAAAAGGACTTACTGAAAAAGAGAGGGATTCAATCAAACAACAAGCATCCAAGGCCAAGGAATCCATAGCCGACGGAAAAGGTTACCAAGCTTATTATAAAAATTACAAAGATAAAAGTGATACCCCTAAATCCAAGTTAAATGATGTTGTCGATAACGCCAAGAAAGATTTTCAACAAAAAGCCCTTCATGAAAGTGTTGTCGAGAGCAAGGAAACCAAAAATGCTTGGGAAGCTATTGATAACCTAAATGCCCCGAAAAGAGCTACTCTTCAATCAGAGGCCATAAAGGAAAATAGTAAAAAGACAGAGACAAAAGAAGTAGGTGCCACAAATAATATGGCTGTCAGTAATAATTCAGTTAATAACAGTATGGCTATGGTTGCCCCTGCCCCTGCCGCGACATCAAATAAGATGGTAGGTGCTTATAACCATTATGACTAAAAAATTATAGTTTCCATGCTGTTTTGTTGCCACCTTTCTTAAATCTTTCTGTGGGTAATGAAATCACGATTTCCCAATTATTGGGTTCAACCTTAATGAATTTGGATTCCATGTGGTCAACTAAATACATTTTGACTGCATTCTTCACATACTTTGAGTTTGCCATTGAACTTAACTTTGAATAGTTCAGTGCTAACCTAGTATTTGGTTTATACCCAGATCCTGTTTTTAACTTTAGCATTGAGGTAAACACCGCAACTCTTATTTTAGGAGGAAGGTAGTGCATGTTGATACCCATAAAATAACTATCACCTGCCTTAGTTTTGCCGACAGAGAATGGGAATACAAGTGGAAATGTATCGTATATTGGGAGTGTTGCTTTATGTTTTGGATTGTAATTGAAATGGTATAAACCACCAATTTTAGGTTTTGATATGAAATCCGAACCTTTTATAATGTTCGGTGCCCGAACATGTCCATAACTCTTTCTAAGATTATCCTTAAACCATTTGCGGGACGTTTCACTGTTGCGACGTTGTGCCCCAGTACTTTCTTTGTACCGTTTGATAATTTTATTAATTAGTATATGTTCTTTTGCCATAATAGTATTTATATTAAAAAAGGCACTGGTTAAAATAACCAGTGCCTTTTATCACATACAATTTATTTTTCTATTTAACCGTCTGCTAGATTTTTGAAAAAGTCTAGTGTATCATCGTCGTCGTCATCATCTTGAACTTCCTCAACTACTCTCTCCACTTTCTTTGGTGGTGATGTTTTAGTCTTTGAAAGTGCTTCTGCTGTTGTGGGTTCTGATGCATTCGCATTTTTACCTAACGCTCGATTCAACTTCTCTGATAACTTCTCGTATGATTCAAACTTCGCGGGATCAACAAATTCAGTTAATTTATGTTGTTTGCCCCACAATATCTCCATCTCAGATTCATCTTCTAATAGTTGCGATGGAGAATCAAATTCAGATTTGTCGTATGATGTTTGACCATCAAGTTTACGAACCTTTAATTTGAAGTTTGCCCCGCCCCAGAAATCAAACGGATCGATTGGTGTTTCATCATCAAATTCAGGTGAAATAGAACCAAGAATCTTCTCTTGAATTCTATAACCATATTTGAATAGAAATACCTTTCCTTCGTTATCTGGATTGGCTGGATCTTTCACAACATAGATATTCGCTGTATAAGATTGGTTACGTTTACGGTTACGAACAAATGCCTTTGCGGTTTCAGGTGCTGACTGCCAACCACCAAATCCTTCAAGATAACGAGTGTTCTCTTCACATACTGGACAGTTTTCCTTCACTGTTGTTGGACAATCTGCAATATACCATTTGCCAATTTCCGATTTAAAGAAGTGTGCAAACGTTTTGACATAAGGCATGTCGTCTGTATCTGCGGTTGGGAGGAAACGAATCACGCCTGAGTAATTACCCTTCTCATCGGCTTGATACTTCCAAAACCTTGAATCTTCGTAGCTCTTTTTGGTGCCAGTACCTTCGTCACCTAATTTTGCTGCCAACGCCGCGAAGTCTTTTTTCTTACTTTTCATTTTGCTAAAATTGCTCAATTTAATCACCTATATTTTAATTTAATTTGTTTTAATTTGTTTTAATCTATTTTAATTCATTTTCACCTCGTACATACATTAATATTATAACACACTGTTCAATAAATTACAACAATATTAATGCCGGGTTGAGGGAAACTCTCCATTTCCCTCAACCCTAAACAACCAACTATCCGGGTAGCCACTTGCTTATTCATATTTATATAGTTGTTTTTAATTATTTAAGTCCAGTTTTGTATCCACCCGAGTTTTTTTATTTAACATTTTCTTAATAAATTTACCCGTGCCGGCATGCCACTTATGAGATTTATGCCACTTTCTGGAAACCCAGTCACTTACCACCAATTTAGTTTTCATTCTTCCCCCTCTTTTCTCAATCACGCAATAAAATTTCTTTTAGTTTATTTGTATATTTTACTTTGTCGTATAGAACAAATGACGAATATTTCATTGTACGAAGTCTGTAAATGTTTTTCCACGTGAAGTCATTTTTTAACTTCTTGTCCATCACAGGAAATAAGTTTAATATTTGTCCCAATATAATAAATGATTCCACACTCAACAACCCCTGCATAAACATTTTATATATGATTGGTTGTTTCTTCTGGTGAGTAAACAAGTCTTGGAACTTCATATTATTTACTTCACAATATTCCTTCAAGTCTTCAATCTCTTCTTCAAACGTTATATACATTCTACCAATATCTTTCACATATTCGAGATAACATTCATGTGTGTCTATATTGTTTATTGACAACGACCCAATCCAAGAATCTGGATTCTTTCTGAAGTTAGCAATAAGAAATGGAATAATGGTTCTTTTATTATATCGTTTACTTAATGCCGTGAAGAAGTATTTGTCGTTCCTCTTATCAAATGATACACGTTTCGCCACTCGCTGTCCAAATTTCGTGTAGTCAAATAGTTCGTCATTGAAGTGTAACTTTATCGATAGATAATATTGGTAACACTCGAAAGCCGAAATACTCCAGCCATCATTCTCCAATTGGTAGTTGTGATGTCCGACCATATACAGTATTATAGATATTACCACACAACGCAATCTTCTCTTTCAAATCCGGCGTGATAATCTTTGGAATATTATCAATCTCAATATCAAACAAATCGCACATTTCAATAATAGAATTTATTATTGTTGTGGAATTGTCTCGTGCATATTCTTCCACTTTTTCTGAGAACTCCTCTCTAGTTAATAACTCATCCTTCTTCGGCATTTAATATTACTCCATCCACTATAGTTTCAATAAATTCAATAATCTTTTCAATATCTTTCTCGACAAATGTTATACCGGCTGCCTTTTCATGTCCACCACTTGTGCCAACCATGTCAGGATATTTTTCTGACAATGAGACAACCAATCCCCCAACATTTATATCAACATCTCTGTCTAACCTAACGGAACAATTATACCTAAGTCCGTCATATGAATACACATTATAAAATATACCATTCTTCTTGCCATCAAATTGAGTATAATCAATCAACTCCGACACATAATTAGTGCCAGTGTTGTTAGACAATAAGGTGACAATAGAACCAGTTTCAAACATTTGAGACACTCCATATTTAATAGAGTCTTCTCTTTTTTTCTTACTGTTTATTATAACATCATTTTGTTCTTTTGTAAAGTTATCAACGTCAAGTATTTCAAGTAAATCAACAAAGTCATCAAACCCATAATGCCAAAATAAATCGTTTAATGAGTGTGCCAAATCCCAATCTTCTGATTTACTATCCTCTTTCCACAAGTCAAATATATTACAAATTTGGAGAAGTCTACGTTCCCTGTCATTGATTTTGTTTGGCGTTAGTTTGGCGGATAATACCGCTCCACACACCTTATCACTATATTCAATTTGGAATCGAGGACTTATCTTGGCGAGTTCTTTATACTTTTCACTTTCTTGATGATGGTCAACTAAGTAGACATTCTCGAAGTGCGACAGACAATATTCAAGCGTCTTCGGTGTTGGACTAAGATCTATCATCACGAGATGAGTGACCCCAAGGTCATACATGCTAATACAATTCTTATGTACCTTCGCATACCCTTGAGCCAAGATGATTTTGCACTCTGGGTACGTCTTTTTGGAGAAGTACGCAGACAATGCACCGTCAAGGTCGTAGTGAGAAATTATCCCGTATCGGGATGTGGGTGTTCTTAGACTTTCAGAATAAGTCATTCCTTGAACTTTTGCCCATTCCTCTTCCGACATTATCCCAGAGGGTCTTGATTCTTTTATTCGGTCTTTTTCTTTTTTGTTCATTTGTTAATCACCTTATTATATATTATATCTAGCAATTATTAATTTTATACTACCGACCACCATTCTTTATAAAATCTATAATAATATATGCCGACCAAAGTCCTAGTCCAAACAAACCCACAAGTTTTAGTGTGGTCCAATAATAAAGAGACCCCAATATGATTACCTCATTCACGAAACAATATTACCGCGTGATAGTGTTTATACATAATTACACCCGTTGCAATTAAAGTCACTGCCATCGGTATGTAATATCCCAACATAAAGAATATACTAAATAAACTACTCATCCTAACATTGTACATCATCATCTTATTTTTTGGTGTTAACGATAATATTATAAGAGCTTCAAGTTTTTGTGTCTCGTATATCATCAATAAGAAAACAACCGTTGTTATTGAAGCAAAAAACCAACTTATCATCTCCAGATATTCATAACCTTGATACAGTGTGGGCGATAATATCACCAAACATAACACCACCGTTAGTGCAAAGTCTCCAATACCATCATACAGGTCATAATAAAATTTATCTTTTAAGTTATCATACAATTTCTTTGAATCTTTATTCATAAATTTAACCATGCATTATGGCCCCATCCTTCTTTTTTGTAGAATATTTCCTCTACTATATCAGACCCATTTCTATACAATTCATGTTTGTTCAAATCGTTTTTAATTTTATAGTCATAATGTTTAAGGTAATTTCTAGAATCATTATCAAAATTGCAACGATATCTTTCTAGTCGAATCACAAAGAAGTTCTCTTTACCAACAACTTCAATTAATGGGACGATTTCCTCTTCAAACCCACCATCGGAAAATATATTCAGTGCTCCATCCACCAATTCATTTGCAGCCGCCACACCAAAATATTGATTACCATATGAAGGTTTGATAACTTCTTCACTAACCTTGATCATTGCTTGTCGGACACTCAACCCATCAAATAACTCTAATGGTGTTTCTTTCATCTTACGACTTTCATATATTTCACTAAACTTCTTGTCCCCAACGCAGTATATACTTTTCACAAGTTCATACAACTTACTCTTAAATTCGCGTTTGACAACAAAATCATACTTTTCCATCATTTTGTTTGCAAGGTCATCTTTACCTGAATTTGGTGGACCATTGATAATAAGAACTTTAGTTTTTGGCATTCAGTTTTCCTAATGTTATTGATGATAATTTTTGGTGTGTAAACATCCTTCTCCACGTATATCCACGCACCATTGATATTGTAGTGTATATTACAGTGATTTGTATATTATCGGCAAATGATGTGGTGAATCCCCACATTGGTGCAATGATAAATTCCCAAGTCCCCATAGATATAATAATACCAGAACCAACATTCAGAAATTGCTCAAGAATACTACTTGTCTTTGTTTGTTTCATATATCCTCATTTTCATAATTTTTATAACTTCCCTTTTGTCTTCTCTTATAAACCTTACCACTCCTTTCAACCTTTGGTTTATGAAATTTATTCATAAACTTTGCGACAAAATTTCTTTTTGGAATTTTCATACTATTATACTTTAATGTTTTGTAAATCATTTGTGTACAATTCTTTTGCCGATTTGCCTTTCAATTCAGTTATCATCTTTTTACTTTCTTTCACCTTACTCAACAAATCAACGATAGAATCCTTTGTTAAACTATATATTTTCATACTCAACAATTTGTCTATGTGTGTAAATCCTTGATCGGTCAATTTAACAATTAGTGCCACTTTACTTAACTTTGCCAACAAGGTTGAGTTTGAAATGTAAAACTTTATAAATTTGATACGTTCTTCTTGCCATTTCAATAATGTGTCAAGTTCCTCAAGCCGTAATTGTTTTCGTTCACTATATTTATTTAACCTAAAATCAACGAAGTGTTCAATAATTTCACTTGTTGAATTAAACACTTTTATATCATCATGTTCATCCCATAATGTTAAATTCTCGGTTACCGTACTCTCAAGTTTAAACGTCTTCTTCAACTTCATGTCATTAAACTTTAATGTTTCGCGTGTTGCCCTAATAGTGATATTATATCCATCTTCAGTACTATCATCATCAAAGTCTTTTATCGTTCCACCAATTATCAACTTGTTTAGATGCGTTAAATACTTTGTTAGATTTGTTCCAATAGGTAACTCCGTGATCTTTAACGTCACACTATCCAACTTCTTGTATTTGCCGGTTATGATGGTACTCTTGCCCTCACGTGCAATCGTTCCCTTGAAGTTCTTGTAGGATGGCACGATGTCCTGTACCGGCTTGCCTTCCAACTTATTATTAATTTGTTTGCCAATATCATGTATCGAATAGTTTAGTATCTTGGTTGCATATCCAGTACCAATACCAACACTGCCATTTACTAATGACATGGGAATTATAGGGTAGTAGAACTTTGGCTCAATACTTTCTCCGTCATAATCCTTATACTGTAATAATATATCATCTTCCTTGACAAATATCTCTCTAAAATTATCACTCAACTTCGTGTAAATATAACGTGGGCTGGCACTCTCACTTGTAAGGATTGAACCAAATTGTCCTTCAGGTTCTAATAAGTTAACACCGTTTGACCCCGTGTGAGATTGCGCCATTCCAACGATGGCTGAATATAGACTATCCTCACCATGCTCGTAATGCGTTATTTGAGATACATATGCCCCAAGTTGACTGACACGAGTTGAATCTTTGCTTTCCCCTCTTGTAATCAATCCGTGAATAATCTTTCGTTGACTGAGTTTCAGTCCGTCTACAATGTTTGGGAGTGACCGCTCGGTATCGTACCGAGAGAAACTTTTCAGGTCGGTGTGAATAAAATCAGATACTTTCATTACGGCATAGCCTCATTAATTATTATACCTATTATAACATACCATCCCATCATACACAACACAATTCTTATCATATATTCAACCAATCCTTTCTATCGTTGGCTCGTTTACTGTTGAACGCCAAGTCGATTGCATCAACATCTTTATCATCTTCTATCGTCAATGGAACCAAGTGCTTGTCGAGGTTTGACATGTATTCCTTAAAGTCGGACGAAGTACTTGTGCCCAACCCCTTATAGAATTTTGACGTATATTTCTTGGCGCCATTATTATCTTTCCACTCCTCAAATTCGGGAGATGAATAGAATGAAGTTACTTTCTTATTTTGAGTAACCTTAACGATAGGAGTGATGAACCTGTACACCATCCCAAGTTCAAACAGTTCTAACCAGAAGTGATGTAACATGTTTATCAATAACCCAATGATATGATTTCCATCTAAATCCGCGTCGGTTGCAATAACAATCTTTCCAAACCTCAAGTCTGATGGAGACTTTACTTTAACACCAATCTGTAAGCCTGTAATTGCCATCAACTCCTTAAATTCCTTATTCTCAATCAATTTCTTCAAGTCCATTCCACGAACATTTACCGGCTTACCCTTTAATGGATATGACCCCATAATTGAACTGTCTCGAGCACTCTTAATCGCCGCGGCGGCACTATCTCCTTCCGCGAGGAACAACATACACTTATCTCGTTTCGTCTTGGATGTGGCGTCCGAGAACTTAACAATAGACTTAGTACTCTTGCCGTTACTCTTGTTCAATTTTCGTAACTTTGCCATGTTAGCCATTTGTTCTTTGGCTGTTACCCAATCCAAGACATCTTGAATGATGTCAGACTTTAGTATTTTGTTAATAACCTTTTGAGGAACAACCCACTTTGAACTAAAGTTTGATTGCTCGGTAATCAATTTTGATTTTGTTTGTGAGTCAAATTGTGGTCGGTTCAAGTCACACGAAATGAACACCATCAAATGATTTCTAATATCGGCAGGTTTCACATCAATTTTATGTTTCTTCTTGAAGTGACTTTTCAATTCTAATATGAGTTGTTCTGTAACTAACGTGACATGATTTCCGCCATCATAGGTTTCAACTGAGTTCACGAAGGACATTTGCTTGAATCCATTTGTTCCTGCCGCGATACCGACTGTCCAATTATCTTGTCTGTCAAGTATCACATCGGCGGCAAACAACTTACAATAATCATCAAAGGATTTAATATTCAGTTTCTTGCCATTGATATAAAAATTGATTCTTGGATTACAACCCGCGCAATCCACGATGCGTTTAATGATTTTCTTATAGCAACCATCAGTTATAGTTTCCATACCAAAGAAATCCATATCAGGTTCGTATGTGATTTTCGTGTAATGCAAACCAACATTAGTTATTGACGGTTCTTCAACCTTACGCATATTGTTCTTCCAAACTTGAAGAAACTTTTTCTTGGAATCACACGTCTCGACTTTAAAGGTTTTTGATAGGATATTACATAAGGCTGAACCAACGCCATTTGTTCCTATAAGAGATTGGTCTTCATCATCATTGAAGTTTGACCCTGCCCTTAATTTAGAAAATATCATGCTTGGGACATATTCATTTTCGTCCTTGTGAATGACTACAGGAATTCCACCATTGTCCCAAACAGATATCTTGTTTGTATCGCGGTCAATAACCACCTTGATTGTATCTACGGTGGCATGTTCGCGTTTACTTTCATCGATTGAATTGTCGAGTATTTCAGAAAAGACTTTACAGAATCCTGGTTTGTAAGTAATTTTCTCTTGAACCATACGATTGTCTTCAATATCATAGACCCACTCTTTTGCTGTGTGGTCTGTGATAGAACCAATGTACATACCACTCCGTCTCAGGACATGGTCTATTTCATCAAGAACTTTATACTTTTCTTCAATCGATTTGCTCATTTATCACCATTAATTATAATATTGTATCAGTTTTCAAATTAATATTCAGAACCAAACATCTCGGAGAAAATACGCGAGGCGTGGCATTGTTCGCCAAAGTATTCAAGTGCCTCTGTCTCTTTCTGAGAAAGTTGAAGGATAAACTCTTCAACTTGATGATGCTCTCGAGGGTCAATTTGGTCATAACGATATGATACATCTTGACCAAGGGAGTATTTTAACTGATTGTTAAACTCAGTCATTGCATCATCTTCCCATTCGAAAGTATTATCTTCTAATGATTTAATGTCCATAATATATTCTCTCTCAATTAACTTAAATTCCAAGGTTTATTTTAATAGTGATATTTAGAGGTGTCGTTCTGGTTACTCATTTTTACCGAATACACTATCATACAATATTTCAAAGTCTTCGGCATCGGCAAGAATCTCACTGATAGACTGCTTATGATATGCAGTTGCCAATTTATTTATGTATTTCTTCGGTACTTCGCAATCTTCTGATAATGTTTCTACAATATCTTTGGTTAATGCCTTCTCGGCTTCAACTCTAATCTTCGAATCAGATAATTCTTTGATTCCATTTTCAAGTTTCTTTAAGACCTTTGGGTCTGTTGGTTGTATAATATTTGACATAGTTTTCCTATCTGTTGTTGTAAATTATTAAATTCCTGTCCAGTCTACTCTATTAGGAACGTTATTGAACACGTTTCCTCGTGAGAAGTTTCGAGCGGGAGTTGCCCAGCCCGAGGGCTTCAACATATCTCCATATTGAAACTTCTCGTCGTTGTAAACGTTGACAATGAAACCGCACACATGACGTGGTTCGCCATTGGCGAGAGTTTTGATTAATTTGATATATTTCTTGCCGACGTTGATTACAGTGGTTCTAATGAACTCCTCTTTCATTTCGTCTTTAGTGAATTGTTGAGGTCTTAAATGACACCATTCGGCATAATCATTCGCCATCAATTCAACAATGGCATCAACTTTCAATTTCATTTCATTATTCATAATATATTCTCTCTCAATTAACTTACAACTTATTATAACACAATTAGTTTAAATGTCAAGGTTTATTTTACTTGAATGTAATCTTTATTCCATTTTCCGACTCTCAAATCAAAGTAGTAAGCGGTATTGAAATAATCGGTCTGAGAATCACTATCATCGAACCAAACATCTCCAGTCACCAATGCCGGTGCTGTTTTGATGATATTGATAATTGCAGTGAATAATGCGATTAATACAGGTTGGTCTTCGTAGTGGTCTTTAAACCAGTAAGTGTTTATCGGTTTGCTTTCTAACTCAATTGGTCCTTTTAAGATAGAAACATTGACTTTGCTGTAATGTTGCTTTGTCACGCTGAACTTGTATTCAGGTAACTGTTTCTTCAGTTGGTTACGAATCGCGCGAACTTCTTCAGTAGTAATAAACGCCATAATATATTCTCTCTCAATTAATTAACTTACAACTTATTATAACACACTTTGTCCATAAGTAAAGGTTTATTTTACTTATTTTGTAATTAATTTATATTCCTGAGTTAGCAACCGCTCAATTTCTTCTGAATCCGAAGTCTCCATCATGATGCCATACAACACTTCATTGTCTTCCAATCCATTCCAAATTTTTGTATATGAACCATCAGTATAACCATTCTTTTGACGAAATACATTTAATATCAACTTACCCATATAAATGTCATACAATTCATCGAATGTCATATTCATGGTATGAGTTAACCGCATCAATTGAAATAGAATATGTACACGACGCAGTTTTTTTTCTGTATAACTCAATTGATGGAAGTACACAATATTGGTTTCATCCTCCATGTATCTCATCAACAAAGTGATACAAGCAAACACATCATCAACTTTAATTTCATCTGCAATTTTTATTGATGAATCTATTCTATTTGATAATTTACCCACCATATCAAGTAAAGCATCTTTATACTGTTCACTGTCATCATGTTGTTCAAACGCCAATATTATGTGGCTTAGTACGAAGAACCAAATGTCGGATACTTCAACCTTCGCTTGAGTAATATCCATTTCACCTTGCTTCCACCACTTGTAATCCAAATGGTCAAGTAATTCTCCACTCTCGACAAATGCCGCCATACGAAAATCGTCTAACGTTCTATCAGTTTCCCACTCTGGGTTTATGATATGGTTTAATTCTTTTTGACGAAAGAATAGAGCCGTTAGTTTTTCTTCATTTAAAATCATATATATTCCACAATAAAAAATGTGACCCCTAAAATATAAGGGTCACATATAACACCGACTATTATACTAAGATAATTGTGCAGCCAAAACCAATAGAGTAACTGAAACGATAATAGTTACCAAACCAACCAGTAACTCAATCCAATTACTACCCATCGTTGTTTTCTACTTCGTCTTTCTCTATAGCCTTTTCCTGCCCTTTCCATGAAAAGTCAATCTTCTGTTCTGCTTTCTTGCTTAACACTAGTTTAAAGATTCCATCTTCATATGTACAGTCAGCCCCTTTCACTTCACCTAATACATACATAGGGAATGATAGAGAAAAATCGCGTTGGGTTAATGAACGAACAAGGTAAGAATTACCTTGTTCCGCTTTATCACTCTTGCCAACCAATTTTAAGAAACCGTCTTTGATAGACGCAGATAGATTGTTTTCTTTAAAACCTGCACAAGCAACTTCAATAGTTACCGTGTTACCATCTTCAGATACATCGTATCGTGGAAATGTAGGTTTTTGAACTGATTTTAAAACAGACATGTTTTTTTCAATTAAGGACTGAAGGTCCGTAGCATTACTGAATAACATAGTTATTCTCCTTTTTTGCGGTCTCGCTTCGCGACGACCATATTTCACCCAACTTATGTTGGCGTGAGCATCCTTTCGGATGTTTGGTGAGTGGGGGATTTACTCCCCACTCGAAATTATAACTTTATTTATAACACAACTAAAACTTCCACAAATTCAAGTACGATATAATCAATACCATCTTCATCTTTAAATGGAACACCGGCAAATCGAGGATATAATATATCTTCGGAGGCAACTAAGTTTTTTACATCACTACCAACAGAAATAACGGAACCTCTTCGCGGACTTTTATCTTCCCCTAATTTCTTTAAGATGATACCACCTTTACTTTTTTCTTCTTTTGGTTCTAGATGCTTTACAACAACAACCTTTGTTCCTAAAGCTCTCATTTGGCGCGTTCCTCTTCAAATGCTTTAATTTCTTCTGTAGTGTAAATTTTAACTACTCCGCCCTCATAATCACTATTACCTTTGATTGATGGGCTGCTCATTCCTTCATCACTATAATCCATATGCTCGCTCATTTCAAACTCCTAATATTAAATTAACTATTTGTTCCATATCCACACCACTTAACATGAACACCATCACCATACCAACTGTTTTCATGTTCTTGGTATTAATTTATATAAGTTACAAATTCTTCATCGACACCTAATTGAACACAAGCAGTCAACACATCATCTGGGTTTGGGTATTGATCTGGGTCTCGACCTATGTTTAAATATTCTAGGTTTTCACAGACAAAGGCATTTGCCTTATAATCTAATTTAAACTCATACACATCAATGTTAACCATGCTGATACGAGTTTTTACGGGTTTAAATACCATTATACTCCTTCTTAATTAACTTATACTATATTATAACAAATTATACAATGAAAGTAAAGGTTTATTTCATGTTTTTCTTACTATCAAAGATAACTCCAACTTAATTACCTTACAACTTATTATAACAAATTATACACTGAAAGTAAAGGGTTATATATAATCTTTTGGTGCTGGTTGAATAGAAATAAATTCTATATCATCGTCAATATAACTGCCGTCACTTTCAATTGCGACAGTGTTATACGCATGATTTAGTATTGGGTGCATATATCTGTCTCGTAATTCACGTGATATCTCAAACAATACTTCTTCTCCCTCTCTGTGTAATACTGTTCCCACATGATACTCTTTCTCGCCAAGCCTATCCTCTTCATCATCATCATCATTCGGCTTTAGCCAAATTTCCCAATGTTCCTTGTCCTTTATATCATAGACAAGAACTTTCACTATCCTGTAATGATTTGAGTTGGAGGTTGGATGATAGCGCCCGGATTAAATTGGGCGTTGTATGCTTCAACTAATTGGGTTAGTGGTTCATTGGCAAACATAATCAACTCAGTTGGAATATCATACTCAACTGTTTTACTAGTTGCAATCCAAGGAGAAAATGACATACTATCACCTTGTTGAACTAATACGACGGGATACTTAATCATAACAAAATCATCGTTGGATTCTACAACTTCCGCCATAAATTCTTCGCCTGATCTCAATTTAAATGTTAACACATCACTCATTTACTTTCTCCATTTCATTATTAAAAATTTGTTTTGCACATACTAATTTCTCTACATAATCACGTCGATTGCGGATGAACACTTGTGCGTGTGGTTCATCGTCTACTCCAATAATTATAACAATTTTCTTTGCCTTTATTCCATACATTTCTTCAAGCGCAAGTGAGTAAAATGTACTTTGAATAAAGTAATCCTCTATCCATTCCGATTTCTTTGGTTTTCGACTAGTCTTATAATCAATCACACTTAACTCACCATCAAAGTTAGCAATTAAATCTGCTCTACCCGCAATACCAATATGATGTGAATATAACGCTATCTCAATTGCTCGAACCACGCCAAGCCGTTTGTTTATTTCTTTTTGAATCTGTCGATATAGCGGTGATTCGCACTCAACTTCATTGCCTTGAACATACGATTCCAAATTGTTATGTACATATGAGCCGCGTCGCGCAGCCACCTCTGATATTCGTTTCGCTTCATTTTGTCCTACTCCTTTTCGCCATTTATCGAGAAATTTTTTCTTGTCGGGATTTGCTCCCAAGACAGAAGTAATCGACGGATAAGATTGTCCACTTGGAATGTGATACTTTCGTACAAGTCCTTCTTCCACAGTGACATCATATTCGTGTAATAAATCCAACTTAAACTCTTTAACATTCTTCATACCTCTTCGGAAATTCGATACCATTTTTTACTCTCAATCTCGGAGTTATTCCTTTATATACACAATTCGATGGCTCGAGCCTATCATCAATTTCTATTTCACAAATACTCATTGATGATAATGTCACTATTCTACTCATATCAATGTATTCGATAATAACATATACTGACACAACCCCATCTTTAATGTCATTGCCATACAAGTCTTTATAATCAATACTTGTGCCACATGACATCGGTAAATTTGTGTTTGCTTGAAATCTTAAATTCTCAAATACATCACTCATATCCATTTCCAGACTTACATACCTCTTTAAATGTGTCTGAATGGGCGTTGTCGCTGGACATGGGCAAACCATAAAAATGTTTTGGATAGGTCATCTGTTTCGTGAATTCTGTTTCATTATCACATGCTTTACATGCATCGGGGGTTTTTCCTACTCCCAGAAGATATTCTTCAACACTTTGACATTGTTCACACTTGAATATATATATTGGCATAGTTAGGTTAATTCCTTTAGTGTGTTGGCTTCGGTTTTATCGGGTCTCATTCGTTGAAATACCGGCAAGAAAAGACTTGTTAATTTCTTGCCTTTACTTTCAATGACTTCATTATACGTTACTTCCACGATGTCGCCGATGTAATTCTTTGAGTAAAAATCTTCCCGTGCAAGGTCTGAAAATCCTGTACCTACAGAAACTTCCAATAGTCCACATTTGGACTTTACTAAAAAACTTCCAAGTTTTCCAGTTGCCTTACCTTGACCCTCAAGAATGTCAATGATTTCAAGGTCTGCGGTATGTTCAGCCTTAAATTTAATCATATGGTTCGAACGTTTTGGTTCCCACTGAGAATCAATGTTCTTCAGGATGATACCTTCCTCGCCAGCGACAAGCGCGTCACCGAACAACTTCATGACTTCACCTACATCGGCTACTTGAGTTGTTTCAACAATCTTTAATTCATTACCTTTCACACGTTTGAATGTGTTAATTAACCATTGAAGTCTGTCTTTGTATGACAAAGATGTCGTCGCAACACCGGTCATCACATTCTTTACCGGCAACGCATCCCAGACCACCATAGTTAGACTACTGGCCTCTTCTTTTGAAATTGTTTGTCTCACGGCTTTATTACAAATACCATTACTTACTTTTCTGTCAAAGTATTTACCATCGGAACCAACACAGAGTAATTCCCCGTCAAGTACAGAATTAGCAAAGTGCTTTGCCACACCATTAAATCTACCGTGTGTTAATAATGGTTTTCCATTACGAGAAAATACTTGAACAGTCCCGTTTTCATCAATAACAATATTAACACGCATCCCATCAAACTTATTTTGCACATAAGCAGGATACACAATATTCTTCATTGTTTTACTATTTGACTTGACTGCCAACATCACATTAAAATCGGGGATTAAGTTTGCCCAAATCTTATTGGCTGTCTTTGCCGATACCCCAACTTTTAAATCTTTTAATATAATACGTTCAAGTACTTCAGCCTCTTCGGCATCAACTTGGGTTAGAATGTCGGTCAACTTCTTTGTGCTGGCACGTGACCGTTGGGTTCCGACAAGTTCTGTATTCAACTTAGCCATCGCCTTCGATAATGGAATTGCTCCATATCGTTCACGTTTATATTCAGGTATTTCTTTAATACCAAATGTGATGAATGGATTTAGTGCCATATTAACAACTTCTTTAAAATCTTTCTGATTCTTCATAGTTTCAAGAATCTCAAGTTTTTCAATTTTGCCGTTAGTGGCGGATAATTTATTTAAAATCTCAATTACTGTAAAGGTAGCCATTAGAATAAACTCGCTGTTGTAGGTTTAAGGTTTGAATGAAAATCGGAACAATCGTCTAACATATTCTTCATTTTGTTCTTTACAAGGTATGTAAACACATTACTATTCTTGGTATTTATACCTGTATTATAACAAGTTAAAATGGATTTGTAAAGATCTTTTGGTATGTGATTTAAACTAATCAACTTCTCATTTCTATAATAGTTAGCAAGCATTTCAGTTGTATCACAAAAATCTTTTGGGTCTTCGCCTACCCACATATCAACCTTTTTCTTTTGCATCGGAGTTTGGCGTTTGTCCTTAATACTGAACACATCATCATCGGATAGAATGTTTGGTATACCATCTCCACTATCCCCGCGTATAATATGTTCACTCAAATACAATTTAGCATTTTCAACCGTGATCTGTTTATCAGTAATTGGGTCGTACTGTTTCACATTCTTTGTGTGTAACTGTTTAAAGTCACCATCTCTACTTAATATAATAGTTTTTTCTGACCCAAATTCTAAACATAATGTGCCGATAATATCATCGGCTTCTGCCGTCTTGACATCAACGAAGTGGTATGGGAGGTTTTCTTTTATCTCTTGTTTCACCGTATCTACATGTGTGTAGATTTCAGCCCAATCAATGTTATCGGTTGCTCGTTTTGTCTTCTTGTCTTCGCGCCTTTTCCATTTATAAAATTCAAATTCAGTGTCGCGCCAGTAAGTACGGTCATCACAACAGATGACCATAGTACCGTACTTGTTTTTGAATTTCTTGTTGAGGCGACGAATACTGTTAAGCATAAGATGCCTGATGTCAGATTCGGAAGGCTGACCTAATTCTCGCAATGCAATATGAATGCTCGCGACTGTAATACCTGATAAATCTAATAAAATCAAAACAATCTCCTATAACAAATAATAATATATTATAACACAAATTCAGTATAATGTAAACTAAAAATACATATTAATAGTCTATCGAAGATTAAATAGTAAATCTCTCCACATATCGGAACCACGTTTTCCATCATCCAGAATATTCATAATATCATGAGTCATCACAAAAATATCTTTCTTAGATAATGCAGCTTCATATTTGGTAATTATGTCAATGATATCTTTGGTTACTTCAACATTATCTGTATTAGTTCCTCGCATCGCGTAAAATATTAACGTACTTAAATCTTGATCTTCAACAATCATCATTATATATCTCCTTTAGGTTCTTCCAATCCAATCATATACGTTTGTAACCGTTTATATAAATCGCCATTATCAAGTGCTTGGTTAACAATGTGATTTGTTAAATTGTTTATATACTCTTCAACCTCCGTTATTTGACCACTTTCTGTCTTGGTCTTAATATCCGTCGTTAAATCCATGTCGTTGGCATAATACAATCCAACCCCAATCCCAAAGTGAAATAGATGGGTTGCTAAATCGTATATTTCGGTTTGCGCTTCATTTAATTCAACTTCATTATTCACATACATTCCTTTTGTTTATCTACATATATATTATAACACATTTTTTTTGGAATGTAAATTATTATTTAACCCCAAGTGACAGTTTTTGGTACATAACTTCTAATAACGTCGATAACATCGTTGCCCAGTTCTTTTATTGATTTTTGAGGTTTACCTTTAATCTTGGCGTGAACGTAATTGGCTTTCTTGATGTAACTACCACCACCAGAGGATTTAGCTAAATCCGAATCCACATTCTGTTGATTGAAGGCAATGAATATATCACCATTCATATACTTCTGAATACTCTTTCCCATCTCAAGGATTTTAAGGAATGATAATGCGGCACCTTCATGAGTGGCAAACATAATTTCGCTTGGCACAATACGAGAACGACCTTTATTCTGTTCTACCGCCACGTCAAACTTATTCATGACCCACACGATATGAATATTTTCTTTCTTGTATCCAGCACCGGTAACCGCATCACTTACTTTCTTTAACTTAGAGATATCCTTCAATGTGACATCATATATTAAATTTGGTTTACGGTCGGGATGTGCCATCAATACAGAACGGATTGTGGTAGTAATTAATTTCTTATCTACTTTATATAAGTCGCCAATAATATCATGGACAGTACTAACATCTGCCGGCTTCCTTAAATCAAGTTTCTTTAAGTCTAAGCCAGTCTCGGATTTAACCTTTGCAGCAAAGATTTTTGATGAGATTGCTAATCTCTTCATTTCATCTACATCAAACGTTTTGCCCTCGATAGATAATAATTTGTCTTTGACGAAACCCTTGCCCGAACCTGCCCCACCCATAAGAATGACAACTTGTCCAAACTTCGGATATGCCTTACGACCAAATTGAATCGCAACTTCGTTTAAATATTCTTTGAATGAGTAGTCCATATTGGGATTATAGATATCTTCCGAGTTCTGATTGGTCGACAAGTTTCACGATCTTCTTCCATAATGCAGTCTCTTTTTTCTTGTCTATTTTGATTGATTTTAAATCAGAAGCATCCGATGATTCTAGTGCGGATAAAACCTCGTGAGCGGCCGATGCATTGTAGAAAGCATCCTTCAGATCCTGTCTTTGTTGAAAGTCTTCTGAATTCTTTTTGCCTTCTAATACTAACTCTTTATATGTTTTCATTTTCATTTTCATTTCCATTAACGGTAACTTTTTTTTTAATTTTGATAGTGTTTTGGTAAAATCTCTATGGAATATAGTTATTCCACCGGCTTGCTCATATGGAATAGTACTTTTCTTTCTGTCATCAACAAGTATGTTCTTACTGCCGTCTGCATACTTTGCTTTATCTTTCGCCTTACGAACCCAATTAAAGGGATAATTGCCAATATGTTTCTTGACCCATAACGCTTTTTGTTTTGCATTCTTTTCAGAATCAAACTGAGACACGGCAGTCAATATTTGCACTTCATATCCAAGTTTTTCAACGTTCTTAACAAACTGTTTTGCGCCTTTGAATGGCGGAAGGTTTGAGAAAAACTCTTTCTCGGCAAACTTCTTTTTCAGTGCCATTAGATCAGGTTTTGATAATGAATCCAATTCATATGGGTGCTGGTCATTGAAACCAGTAACGAAATCGGCAATTACACCGTCCAGATCAATATAAGCAATCGTCATTTTTGGCTTTCCCAAACATTCTTAACACGCGTTTCTAAACTAGATGTGATATCAGAAAATCTATCGTCTTCGAACATATAACCAAATGCCTCTTTGGCTTTTTGTACAATAAAGTCTTCACTGAATCTACCTTCCATCACAGAACCAACTTCACTCCACCATGCGTCAGGACAAACACAAGAAACAACAGGGGATTTCTTTGGTTCTGGTGCAACTTTCTCAACTACCACATCAAGATTAGCCACAACTGATTTCTTTTTCTTGGACATTATACGTTTCGAGCGTACCAAGCATCAGACCGGTCTGGTCTACGAGCCTTTAATTCGGCAAGTTTGTCACCACTTTCTTTTGGTGCAACTACAACTGACTCAACAGATGCTTCAACAACTACTTTTTTCTTAGGTTTCTTAAAACTTTTCATGGTATTTCCTTTTTATTTAATTAAATTTTCAACAATAAATTCTTCTTGGAGGGGAGCAACACCTTGTATAATAAACGTTTTCTTAGAACTCTTTTTATCTTTGTTTACTATTGTTATCTCTTTACTGAAGATATACTGGTCGCCTTGGGCAGTGTTTTTAATGACTTCGGGACTCATGTTTCCTGTAAACTTAGCGACGAAAATCAATACATCTTTAATTTTTTTAAATTTATAGCCTCTATAGAGGTTGACTTGAAATTCTTTACCGATAACTTTCGCAAGCGCTTCTTTAGTTTTCACGCCTTCCGTGATAAATTCTTTATATGTTTTCATGGTTTAAATGTGTAATATTGTTGTGCGTTTCTTATGTCAATGTGAACCCAACTAATGTCAAGTTCAACCCCTGTTATATATGGATACTTGTCTTTGTTATCAAGTATCTCCATTCTTACTGCATCTGGCAGGGCAGACTTAAATACCATATCCGCCGCACGACCAAATGTATGTTGTGAATAAGGAGAATAATATGGACTCTTGCTTGTCCTCAAACCAGACCATTCTCTATCGCCACCCGTCTTCCAATTATTTATAGTGATTGGACCAAACTTCTCACGAAGAGAATCAATCATATAAATCAGCCTATCATCGATTAACTGCCAAGCCTTATCACCTCGTTTCTCGAATGTTTCTCTATCAACAAGTTCTTCAATTGAAAAGTATTTGGCTTTAATCATTATTTTACAATCCGTTTTAATTCTTTTGATAATGCGGGAGTCAAGCCTTGACTCAAAATATCTTCAAAGACAGTTAAGACTAAACTCTCTTTGCTCATCGAGGAATAACTCATACTCAATTTATTTAACTTAGATTTCAGATCAGATAAACCAGACGATTCACTAATATGGTCTTTTAATGTTTTCATGTCGATCCTTGTTCGTTTATATTATTTATATAGTTTTACTTTAACACCCAACTTCTCAAGTAAACGTATACCGGAATGACACTTATATTTATTTAAATAAACCAATCTCGTGATTCCTGCCTGATATATCAACTTAGAACACTCTATACAAGGAGATAATGTGCAATACATAGTTGCACCAATACTTGACGTTGTTGAGCGTGTGAGGCGCATGATAGCGTTGGCTTCTGCGTGTAATACTTCTGGTCTGGTGAGAAAAGAATCTGTCTCACACTTATTGTCCATTCCGTGGGGCATTCCATTGTATCCGGCTGATATAATCGTGCCATCCTTAATTATAACTGAACCAACTTGCCTTCGTTGGGCATAGGACATCTCTGAATATCTTATGGCGATATCCATATATAATGAATCATATCTTTTTTGTTTATTATATAGTCTTGCGTCAGTAACTTTATTCATGATTATATTATAACACTAAATAAAAGAAAACACAACAACTATTAACAACTATTTAATGAATGATTGGCTATTTGAGGGAACTGGACTAACTGTCGTGCCGGAAGGTATCGTTGGATTTGTGTACTTAATCACAAATAAAACAAACGGCATGAAATATATAGGGAAAAAAAATATGTTCAGTACTCGACGATTAAAGCCGTTGAAGGGCAAGAAACGCAAACGTGTTGTAACCAAGGAAAGTGCTTGGCAAGATTACTACGGCTCGTCTCTGGAATTGTGTGAAGAAATAGAAACTTTGGGAAAGAATAATTACATTCGCGAAATCCTAAAATTGTGTCAAGGCAAGGGAGAGATGTCTTACTATGAAGCCAAATGCCAATTTGATTATGATGTTCTGCTACGAGATGATTTTTATAATGGTCACATACAGTGTAGGATTCATCATACTCATGTCAACAAATTGAAATACTCAATTACTCCTCAACCAACCCCCATATAATATCTTCAATCTCAATCTCATTGCACCCACAGAACGGACAAAACTCAATTCTATATTGCTCTTCATCCAACGTATCTTCCACTTGTGATCTACTGCCACATTCTCCACATTCCACTATTTTCATATTTACATCTACATCTGTTTAAATTATTATTTATGTTAATTACCACTGGTGTGCGGCATTGGCGATTATGGCTATACACGTTATTATGTGCATCCCAACCCAAACTGTTCTGATAATACAAGCATAATCAGCTTTCTTATCATCGGCCATCGCCTTAGTTCCAATGGTTTTACACCAAAGCGTTTTACATCCCATTAGCCTTCACACGCAACACATTCACCATCAGAACCAGTTACTCCAGCCTCACTTCTAATGTAATACAATGACTTAACTTTCTTGTCATTGAACGCCGTCTTGTGAACAGAACTAATATAAGATTCTGGTGCATCTGCCGCAAAGAATAAGTTGATTGATTGTGCTTGACAAATATATGGTTGTCGAGTACTCGCCAAACGAATGATAGTATGTTGGTCAATTTCAAATGCAGTTTTGAATACATCCTTTTCGTGATCTGTCAAATAATCCACATGTTGAACTGAGCCGCCATTAGAAATAATGGAGTCAATGTTTTGAGGATTGAAAACCTTTTTCTCTTTCATGATGTCAACCAATACAGGATTAATACGGTTAATTTCCCCTGCAACCGAACCTTGAACATAAGCATTTTTATATACAGGTTCAATGCCTTGACTAACGCCACCACAAATTAAAGCAGAACTTAGATTTGGGGCAATGGCAATCAAATGACTATTCCTTAAACCGTAACCTTCCAACCATTCCGGTTCGCCATATTCTTCTGCCATCCATTTACTTGCTTTGGTTGCCTCTTCATTTAAGTTAATGTAAATGTCTTGGTTCAACCAATAAGCATCCATACTTTCAAACGCTATTGATTTCTTTTGTAAATAAGTATGAAATCCTAATGTACCTAAACCCAATGCACGACTCTTTTCGGTGAACCTCACAGCCTTTTCAAGCCCCCTAATTTCCGTACCCATTTTAATGAATTCCGAGGCAACACAATCAAGGAAGACAGTTGCCACAAACACCGCATCAGTATCTTTCCATTTATCATACATCGACAAATTCATACTAGACAAAACACAAGTGTATGTATGGTCTTCATCAGAATGAAGTGTAATCTCAGAACATAGGTTTGATGCTTTGACACTTAATCCCTTATCGACATAACATGTTGGGTTCGCGGCGTTGGCTTTGTCGATAAAGAAGAAATAACCTTTTCCAGTCAACATTTTTACTTTCATTGCACGTTGATATCTTGATATGGAATCTTCATCGCCGGCATTTAATGATTGAATAAATGCGTTTGAAACATTCCAACCAATATTACAATCGTCGGGATTAGATACTATGAAATCTGCGACTTCCCAAAAATCTGCATGGTCAATTTCGAGATATCCTGCCCATGCCCCACGCCGAGTAGAACCTTGGGTGATATCTCGAGATACTTGAATAAAGTCTTTTAGTACAGGAAGAATACCAGAGGCACTACCACCACGAGATATTGAGGCACCTCTTTCACGAATACCACCAAGATAAGAACTTGTACCAAACCCATTTTGAGATAAGACAGCAACTTCTTTTTGGCTATCATAAAATGCATAAACGTTATCCTCAATAACAGACCCAGAACACGATACAGGACAGCCTCGGTCAGTTCCCATATTTGCTATAACTGGTGTTGAACAAGCAAGATATCCTTTCCACATAATATCAAAGAATTTCTTTTCCCAAACTAATGGATCTTCTGTGTGTGCCGCGGCACACTTCGAGATACGAGTATATATTGATTTTAGGTCAACATCCTCCTCAGTTAAAATCTTCTCCTTGATAATCTGCCATGCGGATGTTGTACACCACTCAGGAACCAATCCTTCTTTCTGTAATCGTTTACGTTCGCGTCCAAGTTCGCGGTAAATACTTTCTTCATTCTTATCCATTATGTTAATTCCTCAAGTGTGTTCCATGTAAATGCGGTTTCCTTCCAGTCGCGATTATAACCATTTCCTTGTTTTGAGAAAAAGTCGTGCAGTTGTGAAGAATTTATATTTTTGTAAAACCATTTCTTGATAACAGTATTATGTGGTTCGTAAATGCCCTCATATCCTAATTGTTCAAGACATAGATTAATACGATGTTGCACAAACTGATTAATTTGAAAATCTGTAATGCCTTTAATTGTCCCTTTCTCAAAAATCATATGAACAATCTCTTCTTCATGTTCATACGTTTTTCGGGCGACACGCTCAAGATCTCTCTTCAACCGTGTCCTTTCCTTTGAAGTCAATGACGACTCACTAAGTAATTCTGTGAATAGCCTCGCGCCAGCCAATGAATGTAAATTCTCATCCCGAACACTAAAGTTGATTCCGGCGGTCAGATTGGTTAATTTGTTTTTGCCTTCGGCTTGAAAGTGTTTAAGGAACGCGAAGTTTGAATAAAGGATAGCACCTTCAATCATAGAGAAAGCACCTAACGATAACAAGATATCATATTCTGTTTTTGTTGGTGTACTAACAACTTCGTGAATCCAATCAATACGTTGTTTTAGTTTTGGGTTCTCTTTGTAGCTGTTAAAGAACTCATCTGTCGCTATACCAAGAACTTCATTAATTTTGGCATAAAATGGAGCATGGACATTCAATTCAATGAATGCAAAACAATTCGCCATTCGTTGAATATCCGGGCGCTGAAACACTCTCATCACTCGACCAGCCCAATAATCTGTACCTACAGCTAATTCATATTCAGTAAACAAACGCAACACGGTTATAACACCGTGTAATTCACTTTCAGTTAGATTTGTCTTTAAATCGTGAAGATCCTTTTCTAATTCTATTTCTGTTGCTGTCCAGAAAACATCACCCTGAGTTTCCGCCATCTCAATAGCCCACGGATAATCAACCGTGTATGTACTTTTCTTTTGTAATAATCTTGCGTTGCTTTTCACTATATAACACTCCAAAATATTTCGAAACTTACCACAAATGCAAATTTCATTAATTCAACATAACTAAACATACTTTCGCCATTTTGCTAATTCTAATTTAGCCATCAATCCTCTAAAAACCCTAGTTTTTAATATGTGTTCAACCGAGACACCATTCATAACCATCTCATTAATGTCTTTATACTTATTACCCTTATTCCATATAAGAACGTTAAGTCCATCAGCAATCGCCTTTTCCATCTTCATGATAATTGGCTTCGCTCTATTTTCATTATCCCACACAAACACCATATCACGGAATAAATTTCTCACTCCCAATAAATCTGAACCACAAACTGATATACCATTCTTAATAAACATAGAATCAATTGGTCCTTCCACAACATAAACACGTTTCGTTCTGTCTATTCTATCTAACCCATAAAGTCGTTGTCTGCCTTCATCCAGTAGTATAGTTATATATTTTAGTTTAGCATCTTTTTCAAATGACCGACCTTGGAATCCAAACAATGATCCCTTATTATCTATCATTGGTATAATTAACCGTTCTTCCTTAAACGGTTTCTTGTATTTGTTGGGTAAAACACTATTAACCAGAGCCTGAAAATCATCCGAAAAATACAACTTTATGTTGGTGGGTATCAGTCTATTTCTTACATACACATTAGCGTGATGATCAGGATCTAATTTATTTAGTGGTGTCATGCCAAAAGGCATGACTTGTCTTTGTTTAAAAACTGGTTTATTTGATACTATTTTTACTTCAGTATTCTTTCGTGACCCAAACCTAGCAAATGCATATTCTTTAAATAACGTGGAATCCTGTCGTTTTAAAAATGTGTTGAATCCCATACTTGCTCCACAACGATGACACTTATACATAAATGTATCTTTGTGTTTGAATATATATCCCCGTGCCTTATGTGGATTAGAAGATGAGTCACCACAAATTGGACAAGAGAACTGCCAAATATAAGTGTCGACCTTCTTATAATTTCTATAGCGGGAACATAATAATGGTATGTATGTTAAATCGTGTATCAATATATTTCCTTTTCTGTTATAATAGTATAACATAAATATCATAAATTGTAAAGAATAATATAAATATAAATGTTAGAACTTAATAAAGATAACTATCTCGATTATGCAAAAGACTCTTATATGGGTCTTCGAATTAAAAATTCGGATAACTTTTCAACGTTATTAAAATATTTCCCTCGCATAAGGAAATTGTTGGCTGATGACACAAGAACACCAACTAAAAATAGAATGTTACTTAATAACATAGTTATTTTATATAATAGTTTTGGAATGAAACCAACCACCAGACTATTATTTTATTTTATGCCAGATGAATATCAACCTGACTTGAAAACATTATTGATATATTTGGGATGTCTTCCGGCTTCCATAGCCGAGGCAGATTTAGATAATATTTTAATTAATAACATATTATACAACAAACTCGAGGATTTGTAAATGGGTAGTTTAACAGGCACATACATTGCCTACAAATTTGTGCGGTTGATGTCGCAGCCATTTGATGAATGGGATGCGTTCAAGAATGGCACTATTGACAGTAAGGGCAAATTACTAAAGAAAGCTCATACTCCAAAAGAGAAAGATGATTGGACTAAGTTTCATATCATTGTTCGTAATGTGAAACGTGTTCTTGCCAAAATTCCTGGCGGGGGTGGGAAGTTTGCCACGTTTGCCGCCGCGTTGTGGTTAATAAAAGAAGAATACAGTGATGGTTCATCTAAATTTGATTCTATTATTATGGAACACTTCGGCTTAACTTCATATCAAATTATATTGGAAGAAGATAATAGACGTGATGTAATTGAACGCGGATTGTATGAAGGTGTCTATGATAATGTTATATATAACGTGAAGGAAGATACTGAAATTCACGCAAGGTTTTTAGGCAAAAACATCTATTTACTGGAAAATCATAATAAAGAGATTGTTGCTGTAACTAAAGATATAATAAAATTATATAAATAATATAATAACATGTTAGAAGAGGATGGTAATGGAAAGTGTAGACGTTGGGACATTGGGTGGAGTGGATAATACTTGGATACAACCAAACGGCACATTTCGAGGTGTTGATTATTTTGATTGTGATTCAGATACATTTTCTAAATGTGTTCAAGGAAAGAAAAAGGGCGGACATTGGAACTCGTTGATGGGTAAAAATGAATTTACCTCCAGTATCAAGAAGTGGATTTCTGGTAACAGAGGCAAGAATTTTATGTTTAGGAATACGTCAGATTATACATTCATTTATGCACATAAGGTGATCTAGTTGTCAAATAAAGGGAATTTTGATAAGGGATACAAAGCTGGCATACAGGAAAAATCTCACTCACACGGTACAGAAGATATGACGAATAAAGAATTATTCGACTTAATAAAGCACGAAAAGGAAGTTCAACAAAGAGCTAATAGTGCAGAACATGTAAATATAGAAAAACGAATAATGGCCTTGCTAGTTGCTCAGTCCGCTCGGGATTTACATAGAACAGAAGAGTTGATTCGGGAACATTATAGTGGTCATAAAGAAGATTTCAAAAAGTTATTACCGGCAGAACATGTCATCGACCACGAAGCAGTAAAATTTCTTAGAGAGTCGTCTTCGAAGTTCATGGGTGGGGTATTTGGAGCATTAGGTAAAATCGTTCTTATATTAATATTAATTGGATTGGGTCTACAAGTCATTTCAGTGGGAGACATAATAAAATGATTTTATTGAGTATGTTGGAAGCGGCTATGTGGTTAATTATCTTTTTTCTTATACTCTCTCGATCAAAAAAAGTCTTTTTAGATACTGCTATTGGGAGTATTGTTCACGAACTTAGGAAGCGACGGGACGTATTTTGGGGAATAATGGCAATAGGCGCTTTCGGTATGGTTGCACTAAGAATAATTAACACATATATTATGATGTTTCCACCAGCACCAGCATGGGCGGACCTTATAGGTTTAATCGAACACCTAACACTGTTATTGGGTGGAGGTGCCTTTATGTGTTTACTTCATTCTTATCAGATTAAGAATTAATTAAGAGTTGTTAGAAGAAATGTTCTTCTAATTTCATCATTTCATTATTCCGTATGTGATAACACCATCTTCTTTTGCCAAGAATGCAGTGATACCCATCGATTTAAAATATGCAATAACCTTTTCGCTACCTATTTTATGAAGAAACTTAGGTAGATCCATACGTTTAGTCCCACCACCAAAATGATACACGGCATCATCATATAATTTCTGTGCTTTATTACCTTTAGGTGTAACGACATCAAGAATGTCTTTGACGGTGCCAGACTTATTAATTTCTCCTAGATTAGCAACTTTATGTTGTCTAGGATTAAACTTTACTGGAGAAACTTCATCCCCGTAAGTAGCGGCAAGTTTCTCGTTAGGCGTAATCCAAGTTATTCCCTTTCTATTAGACTTGTTTGGATTGGCGCCCTTTGCGTGTCCACGAAAGAAGGTCTGTGCTTCAGTTATGTGATGTTTGAATGATTTCATTTGATAATTTTTCTTAATGATTCCCATTCACTATGCAACTTTTTGGGCATGTTCTTCTTAAACGTTTCTATATCATCATCTCTTATAGCATCTCTTACCGTCGTTGCACTTGTGACACGAGGCGTTTTTTTGAACTTAACATTCATTTGTTGGTCATCGCCAAGTTTCTTATTGTACACATCAATCATCTTCTTGTAACCAGCAATTCTATCAGAACCTGCATATACAGTGACAACTTCCTTACCATCTTTTCTTATCGCATTGATGATATCGGGAATGAATCCTGTCGGTACTTCAAGTACATCAAGGCTTGAAAACAACTTCTTCAAATACTTAATCTGGTCTTTTGCGCTCAATGGATTGCGACTTTTATCTTCGGATGAGGCTTTACCTTTCACCAGCGCGACAATAGGGTTCTTCATCTTTTTGATGATAGCCTCATGCCCTAAATGAACTGGTTGCATTCTACCTAAAAATAACTCGACTGTCTTATCTTGAGTAGGTAGATAAGATGAAGGGTCAAATGCCGCTTCGTTTAAATGTTCTTTAAATGTTTTCAATCTATGTCTACCAATATTGTTCTTAGGTTCGGTGCTTGAGCTATTTTATTATAAGGAGGTGGCTTGCTTGTCCTTGTACTCATAGTCAAGGTTAGTTTTTCTGTTTTTGAGTGTAAATGTATATACCAAAATGCTTTGTTAGAATCATGATTAGTTGAAGATATTTTAATAACCGATGGTAAAAATGAAGATAAATCATCATTTTTAGTTATTATGTTGTATGTCCGACCAATTGCCTTAACAAGAACCAATGGAACATCGGTTGAATTTAAAATATGGTGTTTTATCCATTTCTTAATTAGTTCAGTATTTTTATTTTTATTAATATCTTTAATAATATACATCTTAACAAATTCTTGAGTTTTTATCCAAGTACTATGATAAAGTTCTGGTTCATCTTTAGCTAGGGTACGTAACATCACAACAGAATCTTTTAACTTGGCTCTACTATCGTTCCAACGTTTATCCAATCCAATTTTTTTCAACACCCTATTAAATAATTGTTTGTCTAGCTTTTCTATATCAATGTTTAGGTGTTTTGTTAGTACCGATACCGTTGTATTAAATTTGGGTTCTTTTGAGTTGAGGGCACCGGCTTTCAATGAAACTCCGATTAAATCTCCATTTTTATATTTAATAAAAATGTCACCCTTATGTTTATTATGCACACCTACTGGCTTGGCTCTATATCCCCAATAGACTTCTTTAATTGGTGACCGTTTATGTTCATCGTATAGGTAGTTTAGTATAGCAATAGCATTTTCCATCTTTTCTTCAAAGTGTTTAGACTGTCTGAAATTGTAAATGAACTCAGTTCCTGATTTTTGGTCACCATTGCTTATATAAGCGGCATTAGTTTTTACTGTACTTAGGAATTCCATAAACGTATTAATATCAACAAATTTCTTACCTTTGTTGAATGCTAGGGCTGGTGCTAATTCAGTAATAGTACTATTTAATGTTGAATCTCCTCGACCACCTTTACCGATAGGAGGTTTATACAAAAATTTATAATTAATACCATCGAGTTTTACTATAGTTGAACCTACAGAACCCCCAACCAATGAAGACTCAACCTCAAAGTTAGGAGACAGTATATTTTCTAATTTACGTTTTGTATCTTCTCTATCTTCAGACGTAATAATTTTAAACGTTTTTGATTTACTCGACGACTTAAATAATGATATGTTGTAGTCCTTAAAATACTTTTTCAGTTGTGGAGGTAGTTCATTTGCACCTTCCACCAGAAACGTCTTAAATGATTTCATAATATTTCAACATCCTTTAATTTAGCCACAATACCATTGATGATATTCTTTCTGTCGATTGTTAATCCACTTGGTTTATGAATACGTTTCTTCTCCTTCCGGATGCCATATAGCATGACACGAAACACGTCCTCTGCCCACCAATATTTTGACACTAATGTATTGATGCCGGTGGGAACTAATTTAGAACTGATATTTGAGTACCGATTAGCCTCGACATCATCACGATATGAATCAATGTCTTTCATCTTCTTTGCCACACGGTTGATAATAGAGCCTGTTACAGCCGACACGAAGCGTATGTAACGTTGTTCGCCAGATGCAGCCATTATCTTCTTCATCGAAGATTTGTTGCTTAGAATCGTTCCTACACTCTTTTCAAGTTCGTTATAAACAAGGGTACTGACAGTGAAAAAGAATTCATCTGTACTGTCTTTCTTTGCTTTAATTGCTTGAGTGAATGCCGGGTCAACAACCTTTGCCATTGTGCCATCACCAAAGTAAAACACTAATCCTTCCATCGCATCGCCAAGTAAATACTTAACTGCCTTCGGTGGCACGAATAAACTCAATACAAACTTAGCAAAATCTTGAGGTGTTTTTGCCTCGGGATTTTTTAGAAAGGCAAACAACTTTTCTTTCTGCTTTCCACTCATCTTTCCCTCAAACATAACGGGTGGAGGACTCACTTGAAGGGCAACAGCCATCTTCTCACACAATGTATCATTTGGGGCAAGGGTCTTTCCACCTTTCTTACAATATGAAATAATTAGCCCATTCTTAGGCTTTGACGCATATTTAACGATAGTTGGAATGTTTGAGTTAAACATTTCCATATAGACTTCGACACCAGATGGAATCTTCTTCCAATCTTGTGATTCTATATGAGCGATAAACTCTTCCCAAATATTTGAACCTGCACGTTTAGTTAAATCAAGTTCATGCTTGCCTTCACGACCATAAAATCGTAATGTTCCACCATCATTCTTAACCATGAACGCCGAGGTATCGATTTTATAATTAACCGCCAGTTTTTGGTTCAACAACTTGTCTACAAATACATCGCCTTTCTTCGTTAATAAATCCGAAAGGTGAACTAATTCATTAAGGTGTTGTTTAAACGATTTCATTATAGACCTTTTGGGAGTGGATATCCCTTACTTTCAATAGATTTTACTATTAACTTTTTGATTTGTGGTAAATACTTCTTCCACAAGAAATTAGAACTGTTTATTGCTTTCCAAATGTCTTCCCATGATAGGATATCTTTGGCTTTGAATTTAGGACCGAGAAGAACATCAATAACACCTTGTGGGTCTTTAGCAAGAAACTTGCGAGAAACTTCCTTCCCGTTTTTAAGTAATCCACGTTTGCCCTTACGACTAAATGACACATCATGTAAACCAGAACTGAAGTGAAGTAACTTACGACTCCATTCAGTATCATCGCCAGCACGACCGGCATGATGTGAGATGGCAGATAATGCACTGTTTCTATATAATCCCTTATATTGAGATTCCCATTCCGCAGGACTATAATAAATCCATTTTGACCATTCTAGGTTGTCACTCAACATAAGATCGAGCTGGACCCGTTCACCATCTTGTTTACCATCTTTGTTGATAATAGGTAATGCCAAGGACACAATACCAATACCTTTCATTTCATTAACTGAATCTGATACTGATGACACAACTTTCGTGATATAAGCAGATAATTGCTTCGGGTCTTTTACCTTTCCACTTTCAATGATCTTTGAACCAGAAATAGCCAAGTCGATATCACCACTTTGACCGCCAGGATTTTTCTTCCCTGTCGAGCCAAGTAGAGCAGTATCTTTTTTTGTCAAACCTAATTTTGGAAGGATTTTCTTATAGATAAAGTCCATCGTGGCCCCAACATTTTCTTGGTTGATTTTCACCACATTAGAAACTGCATTGCCGCCTTCACCCAACAACTTCGGATTTATATATTGCTTAAAAGATTTCATACTATACTCATAATGTTATCTAATTATTTATACAATCAGTCCACTAAATTTTTTGGCTGTTCGCTCCGACTTGTATGATTCCGGCTCTATTTTGGTTTGATTTGGCTGGAACATACTACCAGAACCATCTTCAATATCATACAACTTCATCTTCGCTCTGTCAATACCAATCGTGTGAAACGTCCCATCTTCACCATATCGACTATTCTTCACGGTCTTAATGATTATTTGGTTACTGGCTTTCAGGTCATCGTTAGAAATTAAGCCTAACAACATATCCACAGTTTGAACTAAACCGATAGATTCAGACACGTCCGTTGCTCCAATATCAGAAGCATCAAAACCAGAACGACCTGTTTGAGTCAAAGAGAATATCGGTAGGTTAAATTCAACCGCCAATCCTCTCAATTCCTCGGCAATAGATTTAACAATCGTGTAGGAGTTTGCCTGTGCGTTTTTAACACGAGCACTTGAACAAATATTTATATAATCCACACAAATAACATCAGGTATAAAATCTTCCTTCTGTTTCAATTCCTCAATTGCAAACCTAAAGTGACCGACGCCCGCGGCACCAGTTGGGTATTCCTTAATCTTTAATCGTCCGGTGGTGTTCTTACTAATCTTCCTGATATTATTATCAAACACTTCCTTACTCATCTTCTTCATGTCTTGTATTTCAACATTCATTAGATTTGCATCAATTCGTTCGGCGATACGTTCCTCACTCATTTCCAGTGTTATGTATAAAACGTTTTTTCCTTGTGTTAACCAATATGAAGATAAGGAACAAAGGAATAGCGTTTTACCTGAACCAGAACTACCCATCGCGACATTCAACGTTTTGTTTGGAACGCCGCCGCCAGTTATCTTATCTAATTCGACAAGACCTAAACTAAGTCTTTCCTCATCATTATGATAGAAGTCGTACCGCTCTTCGCTGTCGTTAATGTAATCGTGTCCAAGTTTTTGGTCGAATGACACGTTCAGTGCATCTTGGAATATTTTAGGTAATGCTCCACGACTTAAACCAGTACTAGACTCAATACCCTGTGCAATTGAAATTGATTCCTCGAGGGCGTTAAACAGTGCCCTATCTTTACAAAATTGTTCAGTCGTTTCGACAAGCCAATCAATCGACTTGTCTATCCGTTCCACATCCTTGCTGAACTCAACTAACCATTCGATTGTATTGTCTGTAACATTTGGATCATTGTTACAATCAATGCTCAATACTTCGAGTGTAGGTAAAGCAGAATATTTTTGAGTGTAATCCTTTATCTTATTGAAGATAACTTGTTCTTCAATGGTCTCAAAGTATTCTTCTTTAATGTGTGGTAAAATAGTACGAGAATAGTCTTCTCTAAATAATAACGACTCAAGTATTAAGTGAGATACCTCACTCTTCATTTTCTGGCGTATCCTTATTTTCCACCATATCTTGTAAAATACTTGAAGTTATATCACCAACAATAACATCAAATGTGGTACTACACGTAGGTTTCTTTTCTGATATCACGGTGTAATTAATTGTGGCTAAGGCTGCCGCACCATCATCTCCATTTTCTTCATCAAACTTAATGGATTCAATTATAAACTGTATACCATCATAATCAATTGCCCACCGCTCATCTGTATATTCACTTAATCTATAATCAACATTTTGAATCATTTTATTCTCCCTCAAGTAATAATTCTTTATCTTTGCATACTGGACACTCCACAATATTTGGGGTGAACTTACATTTACAAACTTTGCAAGTCCACATAATATCTTGGACAGAATTCAAAAATTTCCGCACCTGTTTTAAGCCAACATACGTTTCATTCATTGGAATTTTTAATCGGTTGTTTAATATTCATTTATTTCTCCTGTCTCCATATCAATATCATCACTTTGAATTAATGAACCTGTAACCAATTTGTATTTGTTTTTCACGAAGTCACGGAAGTCTTGTTGTTCAAGTACAGGTTTCCAAAACTCTTCGTTACGAGTTTGTTTCTCGCGAAACTTACCATCATCTTCAACACACGGTCGCGTATACCAACCCATACTTGGTTTCACGACATGACCACTTTCAACTGCCACATCAAGCAATCCACCGTAAATTCTCAATCCACCTTTAAACGAAACTTCGATTGGAATCTTACTTTTCTCCTTCACGAATCGACTCTTCTCGACATTGATAATGAATTTATAACCTGCAAGGTCTTTACCTTCTTTTTCTTGTTGACGACCCATAATCCAAATGTTGTCAGATGAATACATTATTCCTGTGCCGCCCGATACAACTTTTTTGGAAAACATTTCTTGTGTATCGTAAGTATGAGCAATTTGAACCAACGGAACTTGCTTCATTGTCATGTATGGCGTGATCATGCGATACAAAGATTTCAACTGTTTGGCACGAGTCATGTCGGCTTTGCTACTACCATCAAGAGCATCTGCAATTTCTTTCTTTGACGCAAGATTACCGATACTATCAATTAGAATAATAACCTTATCTTTCTTTTCGATATTAGTTTCAAGTTGAGTAACCAAATCAAACTTCAACTCTTCGATGTTCATGACCGGAGTATGAACAATTCGAGAAGTGTCAATATTGAATGCTTTGAAGTATTCTTCCGGCGACCCAAATTCAGAGTCATAGAATAATACGACGGCATCTTTATGTTTATCGAGATATGCACGAATAAGCAACAAGGCAACCGTACTTTTGAAATGTCGGCTTGGTCCAGCGATTGTCGTGATGCCAGTAGTTAAGCCACCATCAAACGAACCACTTAATGCAACGTTGACCATTGGCACAACGGTCGGGGATGGCGCATCTTTATTAAACGCATCGCTATTAGCAATCATACTCGTGCTTTTGATCGTGCTATTCTTAATTAATTTTTCTGTTAAACTCAATTTATAGTCCCCAATATGGATTGTATTTAGTGGTGAATTTTTCGATA